AGACCAGTATTTGCACTATGTGCATTCATACCGTTCATCCAACGCTCCATAGCGTTACGAACATTAAAGTCTGTATCGTTGATAATTGTCGGTGTCCATACATCAAATGTACGATCACCAGCCATTTTCAACTGACGACCACGGAAAGGAACAATAATTGTACCAATTGTTGAAGCAGGCAATTGAGCTGCTTCACACAAGAACGATGTTAATTCTACATCGCCATTAGCATAACCCGGGAAGTTAATTGTCGCCTTAAATAAATTAGGACGAGCACCACCACCACGTAGTTTTGCTTTAAAATCATCGACGCCTAAAACTGCCATTTTCTATCTCCTTATACCTGTCTTCCAGCGACTTCTTCGAAGTCAACACCAGATCTGACCGCTACAAAGTTTAGAGTGATGTAGTTGATAGAACGTGCTGGCTTAATGAATACATTAGCTACAAATTCATTTCTATCAATTACTGCTGCAGTGTTATTTGTTTCATCGCATACGACCCTAAAGTCTGTAATACCTCTACGTCCTTTGATTTCTCTTAGGAATGGCTCTACGATATTTACAAATTCAGCTCGTGTAAACTCATCATTCAATTCGAATAATGTGTTTCTAGCTGCCAATGCAATAGCTCTTTCAACAACGTTAAATAGACGACGAACATTGATACGATCAAATGCTGATGGTCTGCTTACGTGTGTTTTATCGCCATATAATAGAACGCCTTGACCTGGTAGGTTTGCGATCGGATTAATACCGGCTTTATAAAGAGTATCTCTTTCAGATTTAGTCGGTGTATAAGCTAGAGATGTAACTCCAACATAAGCACCACGACGTGAACCTGCAGGTGAGAACCATGGAGCAGATGCAGCATCAGATGCAGCCATTAAACCTGCTGTAGAAGATGCAGCTGGGATATTAACAAATTTATCATTATATTTGTCATATACTTTTAACCAGTTGTTATCTACAAACACGTATGAGTTATATGTGTAAGCACTTGCGTCAGTTACTGTAGTAGTAGCTGGATCAGCGTTTCCTACAACAGATGCACTTGCTGGTGATGTCACAACTACACAGTCCTTACGTGTAACACCTGCAGTACCTGCAAGATCATTAACGACAGTCGCTTGATCTCCTGCACTAGTCATACCAGGTGCAATTAAGAAGTCTACTTGAACAGTATCTTTATCTTCAAAGGCGTCAAAGCCTGTCAGATAATCACCAGTTCCGACTGTTGTACCATTGTTACCACTAACAAGAGAGTGAGAACCTGTTGAATCTACAACGTTATTCATCCAGATATATTCTGAACCTCTATTAATAACGTCTTTCATGTAGTTACTTGATCCGTCAGCGTTTACCGCACCTTGTGTAGCAGACACATATGGGAATCTTTCTAGTACAGCACCAGCTGTACCTGTAATAACACCATCTTCATCTAAGATCAGAACGTGATGTTCTTCACCTGATGGTGCAGCATCAAATTGTGCTTTATAAGCTGCATTCCAGTTAGCCCAGTTTGTGGCATCTGACCATACAACTTGTAGTGAATTACCAAATTCACCAGGCCACTTAGCAAATACGTTACCTGATGTAAATGTTCCGTTATCCCAAGCATCACCGTTTTTAATTAGTGTAGCTGCAGAAGCGCTGTCACACGCATTTGCTGCATTTGAATCTACTACACGAACTGTTTGTAATGCATTGGCGTATTTTAAAAAGTATGCTGCAGACAGAAAGTCTACCGCAAAACTATCGTTTGGCGCCCCAAAGGTGTCAGCAAGCTGCGCTTCATTTTGAATGAGCTTTGCTTGTTCTACAGGCCCCCAACGAAAAGCACCAGCAAACGCGCCAGTAGTTGATTGTACATTAGGCACACCGCCTGTAAGATCAACTTCCTTGACGACAATAGCTGGAGACTCTGAAGGTGTACCAATTGCCATTTCTTATTCCTTTTCCAGTAATCGAATTATAAGTTCCATAATACGGAGTTCAATTACTTCTATTTATATATTTTAAATTTTAGTATAAAGATCCCCAATCTTCAAACATTTTCTTTGTTTGCCATTGATCATTTTGATCTTCTACTTCAGCTGCGTCTATTCCATCGTCTATAAAACCAAAAGGTAACACATCATCTTCGATTTCTTTCATTTGCTGTTCAAACATCATATTTTTGATGTCAACATCTGTCAGCTGTGTAAAGTAATTACCTGTAGCAAAATAACCGAACATTACTAGATTCATCATCAAATCATCATGATTGCCATCTGATGCTTCATATGATTGCCCCTTCGCAATAAATGTAGAGCATTCTAATATAGTATTTTGGTCTACAATTTCTAATTTATTTTCTTCTAAAAGATCTTTAATACCTGAACAACCTATTCTCTTAACCTTTCGATTCATCTCCACGCCTAGTCTATTTGATTTGACTGCAGATTCAATGAATAGATTTTCATATTCTAAATCATAGTATAATCCATTACAGACTATTGTACCCTGATCATTAGATTCTACCACAACCCAAGCTTCGTTGTAGACTTTCGCATATTTATAAATAACATTTGGGAAGAGTAATGGAGAGATAAGGTTATTGCGATATACAGCAACCTGTTTAAATGGGCGAGAGCTAATATCGATCAAGTTAAAAGTAGAATAATCCTGTCCTCTTCCCTTCGAAACGTCTACTGTCATCACATATTGATGATCTTTCTTTGGTTCTTCATAGATCCAAACACTATTACCTTCTATAAGTCTTAGATAAGGTTGTGCCCTAAAATTCATTAGTGTTTCAGCATTTATAAGCGTATCACCCGTTCCAAAAAATGTATTACCAAACTCTTGGTCAAACTGAAGTTGGCTTGTGTTACTAATAGTTTGTTGTTTCCAGTTATCATCTCGACCGGGCACATCCCACCAATCAACTCGGTAGGGTTGAAACTCGTTGACTCCTTGGCTTGCCCCTTCCCAGATTTTATGGAATTGATTACCAATACCATTAGCCGTACTCGTAATAATTACTTTTGTATCTTTACCTGATGAAATAACAGGATAAGTCGATGTATAAAATTCTGCCGCATTTTCAACAAATGCAAATTCGTCCAAATAAAGCAGATTGACAGACATACCACGAATTGATGAACCAGATGTAGCAGCTGATACAATTCGACTATTATTACTAAATTCTATGGATCTTTTATTAAGAGCCTTACATCCTGGTTGTAAAAAGAATGGAAGATTCTCTAACATGAGAGTTACTCTTCCGAGCATTTCCTGGGCTGTAGCACCTTTGTTTGCCAAAATAGCAATAACTTTTTCTGGATGAAATATCGCATACCAGAGTAGATAAGCAACAGAACTGATAGACTTACCAGATTGGCGGCAAGCGAGTACAATGCTAAATCTGTTAGTGTTGAAATGGTCAAACATTCTCTCCTGATATGGATATAATTCAAATGGAACTAAACCTTTATCAAGGTGAATAATTTTACAATAATTCTCAGCAAAATAAGATGGCGATTTTAAACACTTACTATACTCAATAACCTCACGTTTTGTAAAGTTATGAGTTACTCCATCTCTTTTAATATTTGCATTACCGAGATAGGTTTCATTCATCTTTCTTGTAATCACTAATGTCAATTATTTTCTCACTGTCTTCATTATCTAAAAGCATACGTTGCAGATCTGTAGTAGATCCTATAAACACATTGTTTGTTGTACTACCTGGCAATTCTGCAGGTTTATCTTCTTTTTTGAAATCTTTTTTCTTTTTATGAAGATCCATAAGCGATCCATTCAAATCACCCATGTTTTTCATCATATTTGATAATACTTCAAATGCTCGTGGATGTTCTGTAGCTCTAGCAACATCCATCATATCTTCTAATGCTTCTGATCCTTTTGCTAAAAGGTCATGATATATTCTTCTTGAATATTCGAAATCATCTTCAGCTGTTTTTTTATCATCTTCCATATCATGCACTATCAAAGTCAAACAAATAATTATAATCTGATGAGTCTAGATAACCAAAATCACTATCTGCCGAAGCCCCGAAAGGATCAGGTCTTGTTCTAAACTTAGCTACCTGTAAATCTGAATCTCTCAAACCTCTATTTTGCTCAAATATATTAGTAAGAGCTGTACGAACAACACTACCATCTGTAATTGGTCCATAAAAATTAACTTTCATATCAAATGTAAGTGTATATATAATTGTTCTTCTTGTTTCTAACTGACTTTCATAATCATCAGAAAAATCAACAGAAGTAAGTGTTAATGGCATATCTTCTTTTATATTGGGATAACCATCAACTGGTTTTATTGTAACTGTATATTGCGGATTAAAATATGGTAGAATTTGCTCAACTATTTGTAGAGCATCATCCTGACTTTTAGCATAAATGCTTAATTGAAATCCTAAGTTATATGGAACCCAACTATAAAACTTTTTTCTTGATCCAGCATTGATGCCAGCTTGTAAAAAAGTATTTGTTTTTTGAAGTTGTCTGCCCTGATCATATGTAGCCGATATCATTTCAAACGACATTCTAGGTAACTTAATAGCTACTTTTGTATCATTATCCAAATCAGGGTTTTGTCTGATTCTATCTAGAAACTTCCTTTGAGGACCATAAGACAGCGGAACCTTTACTTGAGAAATAACTTGACCAGTAGAATCCTTTCTCAATACATAAAGATTATTAAAAAGTGTA